GCACATCTCTATTATCTGGTATTGCATCAACCATTTTCATAGTCACTGTATATTCAGGTTGAAAGTATGGTAATATTTGTTCTACTATTTGTAATGCTTCATTCATATTCTTTGCAAGAACAGATAATGTAAAGTTTAGATTATAAGGTGCAGGTGCATATTGAAATCCTCTTTTTGTGACATCAGACTCGTATTGATTCTTGATTGATCTGATTAATTTATTTTGTTGTCTCTGTGAATCGTATTCAAAACCTGTAAGTTCAAATGCCATACGAGGCAATGTAATCGCACTTCTGTTTCTATCTGATAAATTTGGTTCTTCTGCAAGTCTATCTAAAAACTTTTGTTTAGGACCATAAGATATAGGAACTCTAAATTGAGACAATACAGTGCCGTCAGATTTTACTTTCTTTACATCTACATTATTAAATAATGTGCCAAAAACTGATACACATCTTTTAATTGTTTCGTTATAAAAATAGGTACCAAACATTATGGTTCTCCGAATGGGTTCACTTCACTCAGATCAAGATAATTTGAATCTTGGTCTTCAAAGTCTTTGTTTTGTGCAGATGCATCATTACTGAATACCATTCTATCATCTATAGATGTTATAGTAAACTGTGCTGTTGATGTTGCACCTACTAATACATCGTTAACTGCGAGTGTTGTTGTGACATCTTTAACTGTTAGTTTACTTGTGATATTATTCCAAGTCACAACTTCACCGACAACTGTGCCACCTTTTGTTATGTTCTCATTTACTACATAATTTTGACCATTGCCACTTCCCATTGACATAACAGTTGTATATGCTTGTTCGTCTTCGATAAGATCGATATCACCGATACCTGTATCAAAGTCTTCTTGACTATATTCAAACAATTCACATTTAAGTTTAAATACAAATAGTTTACCAACTTGATAGAATGGGTCTTCGTGTTCTACGAATTTGATTTCGAACATAGAACCTGATAAAGGAAAATAAATTAAATCTCCTTCGTTTGGTCTAAATGATGTTGCAAGATTTTCATCTAAAGATACAAATCTTTCCCATGTTCTTAGAGATATAATAAAGGTTGCTTGGTCTCTGATTTGAAGACCAAACTTAGACATGAGATCACCCTCGCCTTCAAAACCGTCTGTATTCTCAATATACATCTCGACTTGATATGAATCGCCAAATTTAGATTGCACATCTTCATTTAAGATTGAATCTTCTTCGATTATTTCTCTTGGCAGATAAAAGACATTATGCCCATACATGCGTAGGGCTTCAACAACTAAATCTTCGTATAGGTGTTGTTCTGTCTGGACTGCATGATTAAAAAATACATTTGTTGGCATATCATTATCCTATCATGTCCATAGGCAACATGTCATGATTTAGTCTCGCTTCCTCTTCTAGTCTTGTTATTTCTTCTTGTGCTTCTGTTTTTAATTGTTGACCATCTAGTGTCACACCGCCAGGCAATGCAATACCTTGAAACTTAGATAGATTTTCCCCCCATTGATACTTAACTTTTGCAGTAGCATATTTCTTTAACCACATGTCGTTGTAAATATCTGTGAAATCATTAGGGTCTAATTTTCTATAACACTCTATAATTATAAACTCATTGTTGTTTATACTATCTACATCCATGTCTAAGTATAATCTATTTTGATGTTGATTGAATCTGATAGGTTGTCGACCTACTAATATGTTATCTAATAGTCGAATATGTTGTTGTACCATCTCGTAATATAATACATTTGTTGCAGTTAAATCATATAAGTCATTAAGTCTTAACTGATATCGTAAGTCAAACATATTGAGATTGTGTTTATCGTTGAACGGAAAAATGTTCATAACTGCTAAAACAAAATCAGGTAATACTACATAGTTTTTCTGATGTTGAAACTGTTCATCTGTGTAATCATGATTACCAGCGGCTGACTCTGTAAAAGTTTCATCAGATTTCATACCTGTAATTTTTGAATCAGTGATTTTGTGTTTGAGATACATCTTGATAGAACCCTCGTAATGGTACTGATGAAAGTATTGTAGCGCTTCATCTATTCTATCATCCATCTGGTCGTCATCGACATTGATTTCAAGAACAGGAGCACCGAGAGCTCTCTTGATATATTCTTTAAATGTTGCTTTGCTATTTGGTGATGCCATAGTAATATTCCTGTCTAATATTACTATTTATGTGAAATTTATTCTTGAAAAAAAGTTCTTTGTTGAAGTCTGTCTATTTTTTCATCTATTTTGTCAATAGAGTCCATAAGTCTTTCGAAAGTAGCTTCCATACTTTCTCGTGTGACATAATCTTTGGCAATCTCTTCTCTAGTCTTGTTAATAAGAATGTCTAATCTTTTTTGTTCACCTAGTATTGAACGAACAAGAAAACCTAACGGCAATACAAAGATTGTTAGTATGATATTCCAAAGAACTTCGGGATTTACTGTAATGTCCATACAACTATTTAGTAAATCATGTCGCCGTTTTCGTCTATCTCAAAGTCTAAATCAGGATTTTTCATTTTTTCTCTAGGGACTCCGCCAGATACATCTAGATTAAAAGATATACTATAACGATCTTTTTGAGTTAAATTGGGTTCGACCATATGCATAAGACCACTAGGAAAAAGATAAAGGTCACCTGTTTTTGGTTCGACTGGCATTGATTCCCATATTCTTTGTTGAGATGCAGGAAAGTTTGAAACTATTTTATGGTCAGTATCTATTGCTCTAAAATCACCCTCATCACCATCTGCATGAATAAAAAATACACCTGAGTAAAAACATCCATTATGTAAGTGTGGAGCGTTCCAGGCGCCTGGATAGTTAATATTTGCCCATGAGTTATGCATTTCTATTGTTGCAGTATTTTTCTCTATACCAAGAAAAGGAAGAAGTTCATCTCTAAATTCTCTTCTTATCTGTCTTATTGCACGAATGAAAACAGGATTAGTATCAACACCATCAATAGATTGCCAACCGTTTCTATTCGATACATTTCTGCCTGTAGGATTTCTTTTTCTCATCGCATCTATTTCGTTTTTTAATGCGACCATATATTTTGGTGTAATCTCTGAGTTCTGATCTTTACTTAGATATTGTTTAATAAGAACATATGTAGGAAATAATAGTCTAATCATTTTTTTCACCTTTATGAAAAGGACATTCTGGTGGTGGTTCGTCTTCTTTATAAAACTGACCTTTCTCTTGCCAATATCCTTCAAGACGATAAGGACCCATTTTGCCGTCTTCTTTCATCTCATCATATTTAGTTCTGCCAAATTCATCCATAGTTGGCATCTCATCGTGTGCTGTATGTTTACTTCTGTTATCGTGCCATACTTTAGCATCTTTCAATTGATATGTTGCAACCCATTGTTCCCTTTTGAAAGGTATTATTTGAACTAATGGTGTGCCTGCTGGTATTGTAAATGAGTGTTCTACTTTAGGGTAAAATATTATTTGTGAGTTATCGTAATTAGTATTAAATGTATCTGTGTCTATTATACCATGCCATGTAGAAAAGAATTTGTTTTGATGTAAAAATGGGTCTAGATAGAAGCATGAATATCCTGGTGGTGTTTTGATATTCCATGCACTTCTCATTTTAAAAGCATCTCTCACTGGATTATCACCACCTAGATATTCAAATGCATTGTCTACTTGTTCTGATGGATGTGACGGTGAATTATAATTACCTTTTTTTGTATCTCCTGATATGTAGTTAGTGCTATTAGATGCATCTCTATCAGCACCAACTAAAACTCTCATGTCTCTATTACTAACAATATACCAACCTGATTTTGTCCAATCATGCATTGCTGGACAAGCACGAATTGTTTGAACAAATTTTCCTCTGATAGCCTGATTGACTTTCATTTTTTTCCACCAATCAGGCAATAAATTCTTTGCAAGAACTGGTTTAAAGTCTCTTAAACTATCTTCGTTAAAAGTTGTAAAGTCTATCGTTGGCATTATAAAATTCTTCTTTATCTACGAGTTCGACCTCGTCACCCCTTAATACTATTGATCTTCTATCGGCATATCTTGCTCTTTCATTTGGTGCATCTGCACCGTGTGGTATTCTTCCGTCAAACATTAACAATCTATTAGGCACAAAATCTACTTCACCTATCTGATGATTTTTTATATGTTCATCTCTGCCATCAAGGCCTTGTTGCGGTTCGTCATAAAATCTTAATGTGCCACCCCAATTAGGATTCCAAAATGTATTATAATAATACAGAAAAGATAAATTATAATCATCTTTTTCATGACAATCACTATGTGTTGTGCCATGTTGACCATGAGTTTGAGAGTTAGTTCCCATATATTGAAATCGAACCCACTTAAAACCAAAGTCAGTCATAATTTTTCTATTCAACCATTTTGGAAGATATGTATATTGTAAAGGTGTATCTGATATCATTTTACCATCTTTATCACCTCTAAAAAAACTTGTTCCCCAAAACTGGTGATGAGGTAACCCTGTCACGCTTTCACCTCTCACTGAATTTGTTTTTGACCAAGTAGGTTGACTAGATAATTTTTGATCTAAAAAATGATGTAAAGATTGTTCTAGATAGTTGTCTAAAACATATACTTTATCTAAAGGTAATTTATCAATATGAAAAGGTTTGTCAACCTTAACTATTTCTAAAGAACTCATCAATCGATAAATGCTTGTTGTGGTGTTGGTATCTGAGTGCTATAATATTCAAAATCTTTTAACACATCTTCTCTAGTAGAATTAATTTCATTAGCAACATTCACATAAACATTCCAAACTGCATCATAGTATTCTAACACTCTTCTTGCATCTGATCTTAATGGGTGATTCGAACCCTCTCGACTAGAAGCTAACACATCTAATATGTCGGTGAATCCATAAGACTCACATTGCTGATACACATAATCTTTACACATGTTGTTTAGATTTTGTGAATATTGATTGTTTAGATTTACATTATCTGGTGGTGCAGAATTATCGATATATGTTTCTATCGCATCTAACTCTATTTCATTTAGATTTATTTTTGTTTGATCATCAAAACATTTATTGTCTTCCCAATTGACAATTTTAACTTCGATATCGTCATAGACTACTACATCATACTCGAAACCTAAATCAGGCTTATCAGTATTATTGAACGAGTATTCTAGTCCGTTCGGTTTTCTAATAGTTAGATTACCGTTTTCATCGTATATAAACATATTCATAATAACTCCATTATAACTTAATTGTTGTGTTTATTCAATAGTCTTTCGTAAATATTTAGGTGTTGTATTTCAGATGTATCCATATCATCAATCCAAGGTCCGCCTCGTGTATAATGTATGGCTAAAGGTCGCCACACCTTATCTGTGTATGCATGTCCTTCTGTATAAACAAACCATTCTGGTATTTCTGATATTGCATCTGTCCATTCAAATTGATGTAGATATTTACCTGATTGTGTATTCACTACTTCTGGTGTAAGTTTTTTACAGTCTTCATGACCATTATTAAATATCATAAGCGAGGACCAAAGTTTCTTCGGATAAGAAACATTCTTTTCACCATTGAATTTTGTTTCTGCATACTTATCAAAATCATATTGTATACATGCAACTGCATCATCAGGATTTAAAAAGTAAAACATAGGTAAGATACTTTTTTCAAAAAGTATATCATCGTCTAAAAAGATACTAAATCCTTCATAGTTTTCTAGATAAGGTATTAGAAATCTACTGTATGTAAATTCAGTAGATTGATTTGCGTAGTCTCTAGTATATTCTGGTATCTTTGATATGTCAAGAAACTTAATCTCTGGTCTCCATTTTGACATAGAAGCATTGATATCACCACCACCAAAACCAAAATCTATACCTTGTGCGAGACATTTTTTACATAATTCTGCAAGACTACTATGTCTAGAATCATAACCAATGTAAATGTTTAAAGGTTTACCTTTACATAGTTTAGAAACCTTTCTATTGAACTCGTATACGCTTTCTCTAAACTGTGTTTGAACAGATGCTTCACAAGATATTTCTATGTAACCATCGTGATAATTAAAAGATATGTTTTTATGCCCTTTCTTAGTAAATTCATTTTCTCTAACATCTTCTATGAGTTGTTCTATTGTATACTCTGGACCAGGTAATACATCATGTTTGTCCCATATCCACATAGATAATGTAGGGTCATCTAGTATTTCGAAGACACCCGATCTTACAGAACCAGGGTGTATTGCAAGTCTATACTTGTTATCATGTCCTTCGTTTATACAACCTTGAATAGGATTCCATAAACCCTCTTTTCTTATACTATCTATTAACCAGTGTGCTTTTGCAGAATGATAGTAAGATGAATTTAATGCATCTTTCTTTACACCCTCATATTCATAATCTACTTCACTAAAGTCACAATAATTTCCTATTGGTTCATATACATCGTTTACATTTTTAAAATCCATACCTGATTTTCCAGGTTCTGGATTCTCAGGTTTTTCTGTATACCCATGTGGCAAAAAGTATTGATAAGTAAAAGATTGAGATTGCAGTTGATTCCATGGATGAAGTTTATCATCTTTTATGAGTTGTGCAATCTCACCCCATGTTGTTTTTTTAAGTGTGATACCTAAATGATTAATCAACCATTTAAGAGATTTATAAGTTTCAAGATCTTCATAAGGTTCGGTTAGTTCAAAACCACCTAAATGATAATACTCGTTTTTAGCAGGTAATTCACCTGAAAAATGTTGTTTAGTTTCTTCTAAAGTTTTTGATTTCATAATATAATTTCATAATATTTATCCAGTTATAGGAGTGCCTGGCCACTGTTGACTCAATGCACCATCCCAACGAATTACAGGCGTTCTGCCTTGTCTTGCGTATGTAGACGGACTTCTATGTTGATAGATGATAGGTGTTCGACCTTGTCTAGCATATGTAGATGGACTTCTATGTTGATAAGTTAGAGGTGATCTATGTTGATAAGTCAACGGCGATCTATGTTGATATGTTCCTGGTTGTCTAGCATCTCTGATATTAGGTTCTTGTTGTGAAGATGCAACTTGATAAATCAACGGTTGTCTAGCATCACGAATGTTTGGTTCTTGATTATTTCTAATAAACGGATTTTGCCTATTTGCAATAACAGGTTGTTGCTGGTCACGAATGTTTGGTTGTTGTGCATTCGAAGCCACTTGATATATCAATGGTTGTCTTGAATCTCTAATGTTAGGTTCTTGACCATTTCTTATAAAAGGATTCTGCCTATTCGCAATAACAGGTTGTTGTTGGTCACGAATGTTTGGTTGTTGACCATTTGATGCAACTTGATAAATCAATGGTTGCCTTGCATCACGAATATTAGGTTCTTGCTGATCTCTAATCACAGGTTGTTGATTGTTTCTGATATTAGGCTCTTGAGCATTTCTAATATTAGGTTCTTGTTGCGAAGATGCAACTTGATAAATCAACGGTTGTCTAGCATCTCTAATATTAGGTTCCTGTTGGTCTCTAATTACAGGTTGCTGATTATTTCTGATATTCGGTTCTTGCGCTGAACGAATATTAGGTTCTTGTTGTGAAGATGCAACTTGATATATGAGAGGTTGTCTAGCGTCTCTGATATTAGGTTCCTGTTGGTCTCTAATAAACGGATTCTGTCTATTTCTAATATTAGGTTCTTGTGCGTTTCTAATATTTGGTTCTTGTTGAGACGATGCGACCTGATAAATTAGTGGTTGTCTTGCATCACGAATATTAGGTTCTTGTTGGTCTCTGATAACAGGTTGTTGATTGTTTCTAATAAACGGATTCTGTCTATTTCTAATATTAGGCTCTTGACCACTAGATGCGACTTGATAAATCAATGGTTGTCTAGCATCTCTAATGTTCGGTTCTTGTTGTGAAGATGCAACTTGATAAATCAATGGTTGTCTAGCATCACGAATATTAGGTTCTTGTTGGTCTCTAATTACAGGTTGTTGGTTTGCTCTGATATTAGGCTCTTGAGCAGACCTAATATTTGGTTCTTGAGCAGACCTAGGGTCTTGGTATATAAAAGGTGACCTGTGATTATATGTAAACGGATTTTGATATCCCACTGGATTTCTGTAAGTAAATGGTGACCTGTGATTGTATGTAAATGGGTTCTGATATCCTACAGGGTTTCTATATGTGAATGGTGACCTATGATTATATGTAAATGGGTTCTGATACGACACAGGGTTTCTATATGTAAACGGTGATCTGTGATTGTAAGTCGAAGGCGACCTATGGTTATATGTAAATGGCACCCTATGATTGTAGGTAAATGGCGATCTGTGATTATAAGTCGAAGGACTTCTATGATTATAAGTCGATGGCGACTGAACAATAACAGGTGCTCTGCCACTTGCCTGAAAACTATATATCGATGGTATTCTTGGCATAATCTATCCTACGGTTTAAATCCTGGTTGTATGTTCTGGAAGTTATGAACTAACATCCCATTTGCAAAGAAGTTATGATTACCATCTATTTTTGATAAGTTAAAAACTGTCATTTCTGAGTTTTCTTCTACAGAAATTATTTCTAATCCAACTTCATCTTTTCTATCAAACATGATAGCGTCTGTCATCGAGAATAAATTATCCCCGACTTTGATTTCATGAGAGTTTACACCCTCCATCCAATCGTGTTCTCTAACACATTTCTCTACATCAAATGCGCCCCACTCACCATTTGCCAACATTAATGGGTGTGAGTCTGTGACCTGTAATATTCTTCCATCTGATAACCCTACATCGTATATAGGGCATATTCTCGGTTGCATGATGTGAGATATTTGTTTTGGTTCTAACAGTTTTGTATTCTCGTTCCAAGTCATTACAAATTGTTCTAATACGCAATGTTCTATTGGTGCATGACTTCCATCTGCGAGCCATATCATTGTGCCTGGTGCGAAACAACCGCCACCAGGACCGCCACCACCACCACTTGGTAAATTCGATGGTGTTTGAAGATTACCAGTTGTAGGGAAAGTATATGGTTGTTGAGAGTTAGCACTTTGTTGTGAATTTCTTATATTAGGTTCCTGACTGTTTCTAATATTTGGTTCTTGACCATTTCTGATATTAGGTTGTTGACCATTTCTAATATGTGGTTCTTGGTTATTTCTAATATTAGGTTGTCGACCATTTACAGGATTTCTATAACCTGCTGGTTGTCTTGCATTCCTGATATTAGGTTCTTGTGCTGATACAGGCACACGATATCCTGCTGGTTGTCTTGCATCACGAATATTTGGTTCTTGTGCAGAAACAGGCACACGATAACCTGCTGGTTGTCTTGCATCTCTGATATTAGGTTCTTGTGCCGATGAAGCTACCTGATATATTGAAGGACTTCTATGTTGATATGTAAACGGACTTCTATGTTGATAGTTCGAAGGACTTCTGTGTTGATAAGTTAACGGTGACCTGTGTTGATATGTAAACGGTGCCTGATAACTTCTTGGGTCCTGATATATCAATGGACTTCTATGTTGATATGTAAACGGTGCCTGATAACTTCTAGGGTCTTGGTATATAAACGGTGACCTATGTTGATACTCAGAAGGACTTCTGTGTTGATAAGTTGAAGGACTTCTATGATTGTAAGTTGTCGGCGATCTATGTTGATATGTAAACGGTGCCTGATAACTTCTCGGGTCTTGATATATCAAAGGACTTCTATGTTGATATTCAAACGGACTTCTGTGTTGATATGTATCAGGACTTCTATGATTGTAAGTTGTCGGCGATCTATGTTGATAAGTAAACGGTGCCTGATAACTTCTTGGGTCTTGATATATCAAAGGACTTCTGTGTTGATAAGTAAACGGACTTCTATGTTGATACTCTGACGGACTTCTATGTTGATATGTCAATGGCGATCTATGTTGATAAGTGAACGGACTTTGTTTACTTCTCGGGTCTTGATATATCAAAGGACTTCTATGTTGATATTCAAACGGACTTCTATGCTGATACTCAGACGGACTTCTATGATTGTAAGTTAGAGGTGATCTATGTTGATAAGTAAATGGTGTTTGATAACTTCTAGCATCTTGATATATAAACGGACTACGATGTTGATATATTATAGGATTCCTATGTTGA